AATGTGCGCTTTGACATCACAGTGATCGTCAACGCAGCTGACAATCAAGCGGCTTTGAAAAATCTAGAAACCTTAATCTTTTCAGTAACCGACCTACTAGCCAACAACATCTCGTTGCTTGGTGGATGGTCGCAACCCACAGTCACGCAAATCGGAAACGCCGATATGCTTATCAGCCAACTCAACATCGAGATGGTCACAACCAACTAAGAAAGGCAAGTCATGCCAGCAACATACATAACTGGTCGGTCATTGACTCTAACGATTAACTCGGTGAGTTACGCTGACCAGGCATCAACAGTCACACTTGAAATGGAAAACAACCAGCAAGTGTTGGAAGTTTTAGCAGGTCGCGCTTACAAGACCGTAGATAAGACCGCCACACTAAATGTGGAACTCTTCCTAGATGACACATCATCCGCTGGAATTATCAGCGCACTATGGGATGCCGCTTTGGCCGCGCCAGATACCGCCCTTACATTTTCGTTTGATGTAAACGGCGACACATTTGCTGGCAAAGTATTCCCAGTATTTCCAACCGTTGGTGGCGCGGCCACTGACGTACTAACCACCAGCCTCAGCTTTGTTGTTGAGGATGGCGCAGTTACTCGCACTTAACGAATAGAACAGGGCAACCATTATGCAATACACAGTTACAACAAAACAGGGCAACAACTACATAGTGAGTGATGAAAACGCTTGGTTGTGGATTGAGATTGAACGCGAACTCGGTTACACAGTCAGCCAAGCGGCAGAGAAAATGAGCCAAGGTTCGTTGGATGTCATAACTTGTATGCTTTACAAGGCCGCTAAGGCCCAAGGCCATACCAAGTTACCAAACCAGCAAGCATGGGTCACCAATGAGTTTGAAACCTTTGAGGTGGTCGAGGATAGCCCAAAAGAGAACTCGCTGACGGACTCGTCAGAATAGCAGTTGTTACCGGGATACCTTTATGGGATCTGTACCAATGGTCACTCGCAGACATCAACACAGCCTTGCAGCTGATAACAGAGAGGAATGGACATGGCTGAAAAAGTAACAGTCAAAATGACCCCTGACTCTCGGGATCTGCGTTCACTGTACAAGGCATTTCGTGAGATGGATGAGGGCGCAAAAAAAGCCCTCAGGGATGATGTCACAAGCATCAGCCAATGGTCAGCAACCGAGATGCAATCGAGTTACAACTTAAACCCACTGCCAGCCCAAGCCCAAAAGGTAGCAGCTACGATTCGAGCAAATAAGGATCGCATTCCAAATGTGACCATCGGTGGAAGCAAGGGTCGATTTAGTGGCGGCGCGGTGTCTGGTCAGGTTTTGTTTGGATCAGAGTTTGGCGGCCCTGCACCATTTGAAAATGGTGGTCGACGCTTTCCTGATCGCTCACCTGCACAGGGTCGAGGTAATGAGGGTTATGGCATTTTCATCACACTCAAAAGAATCCAGCCAGAATTAACTAGACGTTGGAAAGACGCAGTTAATCGCCGAGTCATAGAAAAGTGGTCAGACAATGGCTGATGTAAGAACCCTTAAACTTAACTTGCTTGCTGATGTTGATCAGTTTGGCCGAAGCCTAAACAAGGCCGACAATGACACCAAAGGTTTTGCTAACAGTGTTAAAAAATACGGCAAAATCGCTGCCGCCGCTTTTGTAGTTGCTGGCGCAGCTGCTGCCGCTTACGCAGTAAAAATTGGTATAGACGGAGTCAAAGCCGCAGTAGAGGATGAAGCATCACAAAAGCAACTGGCCATTGCCTTAAAGAATACGACTAACGCCACAGACGCCCAGATTAAGTCCACCGAGGATTATATCACTAAGCAACAATTGGCCTTTGGCGTAGCCGATACAAAGTTGCGACCGGCACTGGCTAACCTAGCCCGAGCCACTGGCGATGTTGGCAAGGCCCAGCAACTTACAAACCTAGCAATGGACATAAGCGCGGCCACAGGTAAAGACCTAGAGGGCGTGTCAATGGCCTTGTCCAAGGCTTACAACGGCAACATAGGCGCACTTACCAAGTTGGGCATTCCACTTGATGAAAACATCAAGAAAACCAAAGATTTTAACGTAGTCCAAGATGAACTTGTACGGTTATTTGGCGGCGCAGCTAAAGCCAATACCGAAACCTATGCAGGGCAGTTGGCTATTGTTACAGAACGCGTAGGCGAACTCAAAGAATCTATCGGTGTTGCATTACTGCCAACCATGAAAACATTGCTAGAAGAAGTTAACAAAGTTGCCAAGGGATTTAGCGGTGAGGATCCAGAGGGATTAAGTAATCGTGCTCGGGAACTAGCTGGAAACTTTGAGGGCGATGGCGCATTTAGTCTAGGTGGCGCATTGCGATCAGTTGCTGATGCTTTTGGCAATCTATTTTCAACTGTCACAGATGGTGGGCCAGGTGCTGCCAGCATGATGGAACGAATTGCGGCATCATTAGAAACGGTTGCAAATGCAATCAATGCTATTTCAAATGCTTACCAAGCCGCACTACCTGCACTACGATTTATTCAAAATCCGCTTAATATAAATCTCCCAGAGGCAGGATTTACGCCTCGACCAAAGGCAAGAGCAGCTGGTGGATCAGTCATGGGTGGTCAGGCCTACCGAGTGGGCGAGTTTGGCCCTGAACTATTTGTGCCAAGTGGCTCGGGATCAATTCGCCCGGATGCTGGCAACGGCGGCGGCGTAACCATAGTTATGAACGGCATCATTGATGGTGAGTCTGCTCGCAGGTCAATCGAAAAGTTGCTTCAAGATAGCGCAAGACGCACAGGCGCAGTTAACTTTATCGGGGCAACATTGTGACCGTCTATACCCCATACCCAAAAGTGATTTTTGCTGGGGTAAATGAGTATGCAGACAACACAATCAGCAACATCTCAATAAGCCTTGGCCGCCGTGACATTTACGAGCAAGCATTAGTCGGTATTGCCAATGTGAGTTTGTGGACTGATGCCGACACTGCACTGAATGTGAACCTGTCCGACAGCGTAGAGATTCAGATCAAAGACACTGACGACGTTTACCAAACCATTTACACAGGCACGATTTCAGACATTGCAATCGGACTGGATGCCTACGGCGAAATAGGATCGGTGGCCCGTTACAATCTGACGGCTGTTGGCCCACTGGCTATTCTTAACCGCTTTACAACAGGCGGCCTAGGCTTTGCCAAAGAATTTGACGGCACAAGAGTATTGAACATTCTTTCGGATGCATTCCTAGAAAGTTGGTCCGAGGTAGTGCCAACACTCACTTGGTCAGCTGTGAGCAGTCTTGCGACATGGGACAATTGGGGTGGAGGCAACCAGACTTTGGTCGACAATCTGATCGCTGACATAGATACGCCCGGCACATACGAGTTGACCGCCTATAACGATGGCCCAGCCAATGCCCTGACACTGGCCCAGAATGCCGCCCAGTCTGGCCGAGGATTCCTTTATGAAGCCCCTGACGGGTCAATTCATTACGAGTCATACACAAGCCGAGCGAGCGTGACACCGCTTACCCTTACTGACGATGACCTGTTGGCTGTGGGTCTGCGACAGGCCGCCCAGTGGTCAGAGATCGTCAATGACGTGACCTTGACCTACAAAAACAATCAAGAAAAGTATGCGGCTGATTACACCAGCCAGCAATCCTATGGCGAACTATCAGGCACTAGATCAACGCAGCTAGAAAATGGAACTGATGCTCAAAGTCAGGCTGACGCATTCTTAGAAAGTCGCGCTTATGCTCGCACCTACCCAGAGGAACTCACAATCCCATTGCATAGCCCTACGGTTAGCGATGCCACCCGGGATGCATTGATCTTGATGCACGTTGGATCAGCTGTTTACACCCAAGATTTGCCAGCAGTATTTGGTACAGTTTTTGACGGGTTCGTAGAAGGCATTAAGTGGAACTTAGATCGCTACACGGCAACAATGACATTGATTTGCTCGGCAACGTCCGAGACATACCCAAGCCCAATTTGGTTGCAAATCGCACCAACCGTTACATGGGCGGGGTATACTCCTAGTACCACAGAATGGCAGGATCTCTAATGGCAACAACCACACCGAACTACGGCTGGCCAGTACCAACCAGCACCGATTACGTCAAGGATGGCGCAACAGCCATTGAGGCATTGGGCGATGCTATCGATGCAACGGTCTTTGGCCTTGGCGACAGCGCATTAACTTTAATCAAAACACAAACAATCGGAACTGCTGTCACAAGTGTTACGGTTACTGGTGCGTTTAGTGCCACATACGACAATTACCTAATTACAATAGGCGGCGGCGTAGGTACAGTTGTTGATACATTGAATTTCCGTTTAGGAACAAATGCAACTAATTACTACGGGGCTTTCACTGGCACAAGTTTAACCGGAACTGTTGGTGGAAATGGTGCAAATAATGGTACTTCATGCGAAGTTGCTGGACATGTTAACACTAGCAATATCTTTATGAACGCTTTTATTGACTCGCCTTTTCTCACCAAAAATAGCATGATGTTTTTTGGTGGTGCACGAGATACAGCTGGTTATGGCTCGTCTTATTACGAACTTTTTGATACAACCTCTTACACCTCTTTTACAATTTTAGCCGGTTCAGGCAATATGACAGGCGGAACTATCCGCGTCTATGGATTTAAAAACTCATAAGGAAAAATCATGGCAACCACAAAACCAAACATTCAAATAGATGACCTCGTACGCGAAATGACCACCGAGGAGCACACTGCATACAAGGCACAGCAACAGGCAATCGCGGCAGCCGAAGCAGCAGTCGAAGCTAAAGTCGCAGCACGCGAAAGCGCGTTGGCCAAACTTGCTGAACTTGGATTGACCGAAGCCGAGATCGCAGCACTTTAACATTAACCACAGGGCCATGACACGAAAGGGCAACTCATGGCCTTACCAATTAAGAACGGCAAGATTACAACCGCCTATAAAAAGCCAGGCAAGATGTGGTCAAAGGGCTATCACACAGGTGTTGATTTTGCTGTGCCAGTTGGCACACCAGTATTGGCAGTAGCTGACGGCAAGATTGAAAACGCTAACTGGGGTAAGTCCTACGGCAATCAAGTTGTGCAAAAGGTTGATGGTGGCTGGGTAATTTATGCACACTTAAACGCAGTACGAGTCAAGCCAGGCGCAACGATTACAAAGGGCCAAATCGTTGGCGAATCAGGCAACACAGGAAACTCATCAGGGCCGCATCTACATTTTGAGATGCGCGACAACATCAGATGGTCCGCAGGAAAGGACCTTGATCCGAAAGCGATCCTTGGAGCATGAACAAAACAAAAAACATTCTGCTACGCATGGTCGCAGTCTTTGCAGCTAGTAGCCTTTCAGTAGTTGGAGCATCAGCTGTGGCAGGTGTTGAGCCAGCCAAGGCAATCATTATTGCTGGCATTGGTGGTGTAGCCGTAGTAATCGAGGGACTTGCCCGGGCATTCCTAAAGGATGGAAACCTAGACGATGCCGAGATTAACGACATCTTTACCGATGCCGATAAGAAACTTGAAAAATGAGCCAACTCTGGAAAGTCGAGTCTGGCAAATCTAAACAGACTGTCGCGCCAAAGACTTGGACATGGGTTGAATACCCAAAGGGAATTGCCTACAAGGTCGACAAGGCTGGTCAATGGGAATGGATAACAATCCTGCGCGTGGAATTCAGCAAGGGCGGCTCGGTATTGCGTGGCCGTTTTGGTCGTTACCCTGGCACTGACAAGTTGGATGAAACTGGCCATGACGATAAGAACATCGGCGGCTGGGATGGCAAGGTTTATCACCTGCATTGGTCACACACCATCGACTGCAATCCAACAATGCCGGTGGGCTTTTGGATCTGGCATGATTCAGCTGCGCCAATAGTCCTAGATGGCAGACAAATCAAGGCCAAATTGGTCTGATGAATAAACCTTTGAGAGTGGCATTAGTCGCTTTCATCGTAGGGCTCACGATGCTATTGCAACCGCCCAAAGCATTTGCAGCTACTGGCTTTGCCGACATAACTTGTGGCGATCCAATTACTGGCAAGCAGAGGACATTTTCGACTGGGTGGGATAACTCGAACCCATTCTTTCAGGGTCGGGGGAACATTGCCCAACTTTATTGTGAGGGTGGTTGGGCTGGCCCTTACACAATCTACATAAGCGATAGCCTGCCTGTTGATAGTCTGCAAAGGTATTACGCAGGTATTGCGCCAACCACATCAGCCACACCATCGCCATCAGTGACCATAGAGCCAACACCAATGCCATCTCTCGAACCCTCAATCGAACCATCACCTACACCCACTCTCTTACCATCGATAGAACCCACGCCAGAGCCAACACAGACCCCAGAGCCTTTGTCAAGTCCAACACCTAGCGAACCAGCCATTGAGCCAATAGTGCAACCAACGCAGCTGCCAGAGCCCACACCAGAACCGACACAAACAGAATCACCAACGCCACAGCCAACGCCAGTTGTAGAAACACCCGAACCAACCGCCGAACCATCGCCCACTCCGATCCCCAGCATTGAGCCAACACCGACTCCAAGCCTAGATCCGCAAGAGGTCACATTGGAAGTACCGACACAGCTTCTGGCCATCCCGGGCTTTGAGGAACTGGCCAAGAGCGTTGAGGCGATCATGAATATTGGCTCGGACATGACACCAGAACAACGTGAGGAATCCCAAGCCGTTGTAATTAGTGCAGTCCTAGTTAGTCAAATAGCAACAAGCATAAGGAGAATAAAATGAGATGGCTACGGAAGTATGTGTCAGCAATAACGGCTGATACCTACACTTATGTAGGCTTACTCATCGCGTATTTCACCCTAGATGGATCAGCAAAAAAAGTCACAGGGTTACTGATTATCGTGGGGGTAGCGGTGTTTTTGGTAACACTGCCGCTACGCGATGACGACACGCCCGAGGAATAAGCCTGGCAAGTTGTCAGGCATTGTCATACTATGTCACTAAGGAAAGAGGGCAGATGGAAAAGTATCTAACAGCCAAAGAAGCAGCTGACAAACTACGGGTGAGCGAACGCACACTCATCAGGTGGGAAAAGTCAGGGGCATTAAAGCCTAAGCGCATCGGTGGCGTTAAGCGATACAAGGCCAGCGAACTCGACAAATAGAATAGGAAAACAGGGCATGGGACTACTAACACTATTTGGATTTTTGACATTCTTTGTGATCGGCTTTGTTGTCGGTGCATTGGTGCAGATTCAAAAGCATGAGGATGAACGAAAGCAAGAATCAATCGCCTATTGGCGTTGGGCGCGTAGCCAAGAAAACATTGAACATCAGATGCTTAACGATGGATGGAAACTCTAATGGCATTTGATTTGGAAAGTTACGTCACAGTACAGGAACGCATTAAAGAGTTTTATGCCAAGTATCCCGAGGGCTCATTGCAGTTTGAGTTTAAAGGAATACTTGAGGGATCGCCTTTGATGATGTGGGGCATCGCTTACGCATACCGAACACCTGATGATGAACGCCCAGGCATCGGCACAGCTGCCGAACTGATTGAGGGCAAAACTCCCTACACAAAGGGCAGTGAATTACAGAATCTGGAATCATCTGCCTGGGGTCGCTGTTTGGCCGCACTTGGGCTAGGAATCAGTAAGGGCATCGCATCCAAGCAAGAGGTACAAGCTGCAAAAGATCGTCAAGCCCCTGGACCGGCAAAGCCAAAAGAGGTTGATCCTTGGGCCTTAACTGATGAACCTGATTTGAGTGTGCCACAATGCGCTCACGGTGACATGAGGCGTAAGACTGGCCTTAAGAAAGATGGCACACCATACGCAGGTTATGTCTGCAAGATAGGTGCAGAGGGCCAGCGTTGCGAGGCAATTTGGGATCGGTCATGACACACGAATTACACAGCCAGTATTGTCATTGTGCTTGTCCATTGTTGGCCGAAAGATTGGTCGAAATCATTGCAGCCATGAAATCAAATAATGGCAGTCATGCACTTTGGATACTGCAACTAGAGAACGCGTTGGATGATCATGATATGTGAGCATGGGGCTGATGCACCTAAGTTTTGCGCGATCTGTCGGCATCAGGGAATTATGGGCAAGGCCGAGGGAATTACCTTGGCTAAGGATTCACAGCTGAACTGGCACAACGAGGCCGTTATTTGCATACGCCAAATGGCTCGCACTGGTAAACCATTTACAGCCGAGGATGTTGTCAACGAGATTGGCGCACCAGGCGGATCAGGCAAAGTCATTGGGGCGGCCTTTAACACAGTTGCTCGATCTGGCATGATCTGGCGATGTGGGGAACGCCCCGCAGACCGCAAGTCAAGCCATCGCCGAATGTTGGCAGTTTGGCGCGGTGGACAAGTACAAGAGCAGACAAGGTTATTTGATGGGAACTGACGCTGACATCATGCGCTGCACTTGTGGCGCTTGGTATTACATAGGCAAGCCGTGTGGCTTTTGTGAGAAATGGAGTAATCGTGGATGAGCCAATGGCAGACATATTGCGTGACATTGTTGAGGCTTTAAGAATCATCGCCAAAGACTTGGAAATAATCGAACAACGGATATGGAAACTAGAGCATGAGTGACGAGGTATGGGCAAGCATTGAACGCAAAATACATGGCCACTATTTAGCAGCTCAAAACCTGCCAGCATCATGTCCACAATGTGCCAAGATACTGGAGCCAGTTGATTTCGGTGTCGATCCAGATAGTAACGAAAGACTATGGGTCACGCATTGTTGCGGTAATTGGGATAAGTACCTGGAGAAGTTAGGGCCAGCAGATCTAATTTAAAAACAAACGACACGCGGATCCCAAGAAAGAACCGCGTGCCGTTCATTTAGATGCTAACATCCAGAGCGTTGAACCTCTAGTCAAGAGTATAACTGATGCCCGACTAATCCTCGGGTGAACCGCCGTCAGATGGCGTATCTCGGCATGGATTGATAAGCCCATGAAATAGCAGAAATGCGAGCCTTAGCAGCTGATGTCAACACGAATCGCCTGGCATCAAAACACATAAGCACTAAGGCACACGGCGCGATTGTGCGAAAGCACCCATGACCAACCAAACCTACGCGGTGACGGTGGCGAGTGGCTTGATTCAATGCCATTCCCTGCTCACCTATCGGCTCGGGTGGCAAGTATAAGTTACGATCTAAATCATGACGAGATGGGTGCAGGTAAAGCACGATGAGTTATTGGAGTATGTAGCAATGGTTGAGTATCTAAGGAAAGACCACACGCAATTACAAGAACAGATCAAGGATGCAAAGGAATTAGCCAGCATCATTGAGGCAACATACAAAGCAAGGCTAGACAAGTTAACTGATTACATACTTGACATACATCCATCCAACTACAAGTACGAGCGAGGACTATTGGATGCGTACAACATAGTGAGTGGGCATGAGTAAAAGTTACCGAGGTAAGACATCTACACAGAACACATTGAGAGCTGCGTGTTACAGGGTATGGGGTAGATCATGTCTAATGTGTGGTGACCGGGCAACCGAGGTAGATCACATCATTGAACTAGCAATGGGTGGGACTAACACCATTGACAACGTACAACCCTTGTGCAGTGCCTGTCATAAGGCCAAGACTGCCAAGTTTAATAGCACACGCCAGAGAGGCTCAGAGAGCTATAGAGGCGTTTTTTCTGGGGGGCGTGAACCCACAGACTCCCTTTCTCTTATCTCTCCCCGATTGCTCAGATTTGACCCGCCAACAAAAGAAAAGGCCTAGATCATGACAAATAACAAACCTGAACCGCCAGACGATAAACCAATGAACATCTACCTATCCTTAAATTCAGCATTATCGGTAGCAAATTGGATAGCCCCTACTGATGTTGCAGCGATCACTTTGGCCCGGCGTTTAGCCATTGCACTAGATACAGCCTTTGACATGGGCGAATTGAAAGATGCGACATCATTGGCGGCAAAGTACATTCAAGTTTTACAGCAGCTACATCTCACAGTTGAAACACGAACAGCAGGAAAACAGGGCGAGGAAAATGACGGGACAAACCATGTCGGAAACTATTTACGGCTACTCGAAACCAAGGATCGAAAGCCCAAGCCTAAACCTGCCCAGCGCAGGGCCAGTGGTGGCGGCACTAGCTGATGAATTAGGTGTACCACTTTTACCTTGGCAACGTCATGTCTTAGATGATGCTTTGCAGATAATGCCTGACGGTAGTTGGGCAAGATCGATGTGTGGGGTTCTAGTTGCTAGGCAGTGCGGGAAAACGCACATGATGCGGATGCGTATCCTTGCCGGGCTTTATGTCTTTGGTGAGAAAAACGCAATAGCAATGGCACAAACTCGACAACTATCGTTGGACACTTTTAAGCAAACAGTCGACATGGCCGAAAGCCTGGACTGGATGCGAAAGCGGATTAAGCGAGTTTCCCGAACTAACGGCCAAGAGGAATTAGAAGTCTATTGCCACCACTATCCCAAGTCATGCAATGCCAGGTGTGAGAGAATCCGCAAGTACGCAATCAGGGCTGCAACATCGGAAGGGCCACGCGGATCGTCAGCTGACCTGCTCTATGTCGATGAGCTGCGGGAAATCGATGAGGCAACGTGGGCAGCCGTCACACCAATCACCCGAGCCAGACCCAATGCCCAAGTGTTTTGGACATCTAATGCTGGGGACTTGACAAGCAATGTGTTAAATGAACAACGCCGCCGAGCCTTGACCTTTGCCAGTAATCGGATGGGTTACTACGAATACAGCGCCGCACCTGGTTCATCAGTTGATGACATTGAGGGGTGGAAGCACGCCAACCCAGCCTTGGGTTACACAATCAACATCCAAAACATCAAGGATGCTGCAATCTTTGACAGCCCCGATGCTTTCAAAACAGAGACACTTTGTATGTGGACGGATGCAATAGATTCACCCTGGCCGATTCAAATTTGGAATGACAGCGAGCAGGAGATTGCGCTTGAGGATGGCTTACCAACTTGGATGGCGTTGGATCTTAATTTTAATAGAGAGTTGGCTTGCCTTGTCACGGTCCAGCAAAGGCCTGAGGGGCTTGGGGTATTCCTGCATGAATGGCGCAAAGAGGGTGGCATTAATGATCTTGAACTTGTCGGTGAGATAGCGGCTATCGCTCGCAGGTTTCCACCAAGAGTTTTTGCCTATGATCCAAACACTGCTGGTTACATTGCGCCAAGACTTATTCAGGCTTACATTAGAGCAGAGCCGACACCTTGGGCTGGCGCGGCTTTTGCAATTATGTGTGATCAAACATTAAACGCCATGCAATCTGGCCAACTAATACATCCAGGACAAGCAACATTGCACAGCCATCTGGTCAGCTGCGCTCGCCGCCCGGCATCAGATGGCGGTTGGCGTATTGCTCGCAGGGCCGCGCAAGTACCCATTAGCGCGGCAGTTGCTTTGGTAATGGCGGTAGGTCACGCAACATTGCCAGGCCAAGGCGTGACCATAATGAGCGCTTAGGTGACAACACGCGCAACAACGTGACAAAGCCTGACAAATTACACGGATGTCATTTACCTATGGTGTAATGACAAAATGGGATTCATAGATTTCTTATTGGGCGCACCTGCTGAAAAGCCACAGATCGAGGCTCGGGCTGGGATCGCCATACCTTTTTATCAAGATGCTTACTTTACCCCGTTTAATACTTTTAGAGTAGACCGTTCAAGCGCGATGCAAGTCCCAGCAGTGGCCCGCGCTCGCAACATCATCGCTGGAACTATTGCAACTCTTGGATTGAATACTTACAACGACATAACAGGCGCAAAGGTTGAGGGCCGATCAATACTTAAACAGCCTGATCCAGCAATCCCACTGGCAGTCACTATGGCTTGGACAGTAGAGGACATCCTGTTTCATGGCCGATCATTCTGGCAGGTGCTAGAGGTAAACCCAGAGGATGGCCGCCCGACACAGGCTCGCCGTATTGACCCAACTCGGGTAACTTTTACAACTGACTTGAATACCCAAGAGATCGTAAACGGCTTTTACATTGAGGGTGGACTCATGCCAATGTCTGGCATCGGCTCACTTATCATGTTTAGCGGAATTGACGAGGGCATACTAAACCGAGGTGGGCGCACTATCTCGACTGCACTCAAACTTGAGGAAGCAGTCCAGAGAATGGCGAGCGAGCCAAACCCGACAATGGTAATCAAGAATAGCGGCGTAGATCTACCGCCAGAGCAGGTGTCAAGCCTACTGGCCCAGTGGAAGCAAGCCCGAGCCACACGATCAACCGCATACCTATCTGGCCCATTAGATGTCACGACTTTTGGTTACGATGCCGGACAAATGCAGCTGACCGAATCCCGTTTGAACACAGCAGCTGAAATTGCCAGAATGTGCAACATCCCTGCTTGGTACATCAACGCCGAATCAGCCAGCGCGACTTACTCCAACGTGAGCCAAGAGCGCCGATCACTTGTTGACTTTAGCCTCAAGCCGTTTATGTCTTGTATATCTGAACGCTTGAGCATGAACGACATAACTCCAAGAGGTCAAGTTGTT